ACACATAAGTGCCACCAACATTTTTGGCTGCATCTTCAATAAAACGGTAGGTATCTTCGTCTTCTCCCACATGGGGAGAAGGATTATTACCTTTAACGTCACTAAAAACCAAGTAAAGGTTTTCGGTTCCATATTTATTAGCCACGCATTTAGCGGCATACCAAGAACCAATGCCACCAGAAAACATGACTACGCGCTTTACCACCGCCATGTTTTACCATCCACAGTAAATGACTTGTCGATGATCGGCACTAGATGCGGCGTAACGGTCTTACCATCGACATAGAGGATCGCAAAGCCCTGCTGCCAAGTAAACAGCCCAGCCTTGATGTAACGAGCATGCTTGAGGTTCATCAGATGACCAACCTCTAGGCCCCACACTGTCTTAGATTTGGTTCCCCATGACTGCGTCCAGTGGGTTAATCCCATTCGGTGCGTATGTCCACAGACGACACTCGCACCAGCCCTTTTTGCAAGTCCGAGAGCAGTAGATCCAGCAGTAGGCTGAACGTTTCCCTCGTCCCCGTGTACAAGTATCCAATTTGGGGCCAACTCGTAGGGTCGCTTATGATATTCAATTCCAAGATCGTCGAGCTTGAGGAATTTCTCAATCTCAAGTTCAGGCAAACCAAGAAAACCGGGGGCTGAATGTTTGATTTTGTTGTATAGCCGATCACTGTGGTTTGATCGCGAGATATGCTTAATCTTAAGAGATTCAAGTAATCGAACGGTAATATCTCGGTGCTTACCAATGTCGTAGTTCCACTCGCCCGGGCCGCCTTGCTCCCAACGGCTGATCTGCGGAAAGTCAATTTCATCTCCTACGCTCACCACCTCGTCTGGCTTATACGCTTTGATAAATGCTGCTAGCGCGGTTGTCGCTCCCACATCATGGTAGGGGGCTTGAAGGTCTGAAACGACAACGATAGTCTTCATTCCGCGGGCCAGTTACCATCCAGTACCATCATTGCAATGGCGCTATAGTTGAGTAAATCTAGGAAACTATCTCTAAGAGATTCATTTTCTGGCGTGGCACCGCTGTCGATGAGATGATTGATACGTGCCATTTTGTCCCACATGCGCACCCGTAGGCCGTTAAGCGGACCGCCCGGTGAAAGTGAAATGTTCTTTGGTCCGTAATCGTGGTGCTTTTTGAGCAAGAGGTTACCTGCGCCGTCGAACACTTCCCACATACTGACGGTAAAGTCGCTTGGCTCATTCGTCACCTGTAGATTCTCGGTCATTTGGCCTACCCTTCGGTACGTTGCGCTGTCCCTTGTAAATATAATTTTTTGTTTCAGGATCTATATCATAACAGACATACGTTATAAATTCGTCATTATAGTCAAATGGCGCTTCAATTGTGTCTAACACCCAGAAGGCTAGCGATACCCGGCCACCATCGTATGGGCCGCCTATGAAATGTGGGTTATAGGAACCGCTCATTTGCTCTCCTGTACGAGATTGACATTGAGTTTACCGCCTGTCCCAGAGTCATATTTGCTGGCGATCTGCAACGCCTTGGTGACGATCTTGCGAGCCTTAACGTGGTCATCAACAAGTGCGCCATTGGCAAGGGCTGCCATCGCTCCAAGGGCAAAGCGCTCTCCACTGCCAGCAACATAAAGGTTGTCGGTGGTGCGCTCCCATGAGTAGTCAGCGTCGATCCGATAGACCTTGCCTTTGACTACCACGATCCAGACGTTGTCGTTCTCTACGCTTGACTCGGACTTAACAAGCTCGTAGCCAGCCTCGATAAAAGTTCTGCGCATGGCTGGGATGAGCTGTCTAGTGATGTACTTGTCCATGTCTTTGACCGTGATCTGCGGTGGCACAAAATCATGCTCAAGGATGTTTATGCCGCGCACAGCGCCGGCACCGGCAAAGACGATATTACTATTTCTAAAAATTTTTCCGTTGGGAATGGTGATCTGAAAGCCATCCTCAGTAGAGGACATAGTATCTGCGCCAATGACTACCCAGTCTGGTCCTTCGATGGCGCATATAGTTGTCATGCTGCTAGCCTCTCATCAAACCAGTCTTTACCATAGGCCAAGTATAGATCATTCACGTCTTGGTTACCGGGAAGGCCAACGATAATGGCAGCAGGCAAGTCTTCCTTGATCCGCTTGGCTAGCTCTTGGCCGGGGTTGCGACCATCCTCTTTTATATCGTTATCGGCAAAGATCAAGATTTTTGTGTACGGTTCAAAAAGTTTCGGAAAGTGGGCTTTCCACTGGCTAACGCCAGCAACGCCAACAGCAGGAATACCAACACAACCGCTAAGAACAATCGTGTCAATCTCACCCTCGCAGATCGCAATTGTGTCTGAGGATTTATGTAAATCTTGAACATTAAATAACCCAATCTTCTGCCCTGTAGGCCATAGGTACTTAGGCGTTCCGTTATCTAGTCTTCGGAATTTAATTCCAACCACACCACTAGGAGTGATGTAAGGAATAGACAGCATCCCCACAGCATGCTCATGGCCAACACTAGGATCGACTACGCTTCCAAGAAGGAATAAACTTGCCACTTCCGGGCTTATGCCTCGGCCCTGTAGGTAGGACTGAGCCAGCGGGTCTATGTGCTGCGCGTACCTTTCGGCTGCTTCCGTTAGCAAGGCTTTCTGCTCTGCGTTTAACATCAATAAACTCCTTCAAGTTTTCCTTACGAGCTACAACGTCATATACGTCACCAAGTAATTGGCAGACTAAACAATTGTATTGCTGTCGCTCTAAGTTATATGCAGCACTTGCGTGGCTGTCATCATGCACTACACACTTGCATGGTACCCAGCCGTAACGATCTTGTATGGTCAAGCCATACGCTTCTAAAACTGCTCCAAGATCAGGCTTGTGGATCATCATGGATGTTAGCCCACTGGTCTAATGTTTGAATCACCCAAGCATCTTCAATGCTTGCGTTGCGTCGCTTGACAATAACGTATGAAGGTGGAACCTCATCTAGCCCACGCGCCCTTGCGTAGTTCTGCGCTTCGACAGTTGCTTGCCGCCAAAACTCTGGCAAGTCTAACCGCGCAGTTGCTTTCAGTTCAAAAACATAAGGCTTGCCCGCGACCATAAGAACAAGATCGCCTTCGTCGTTGGCCCCGGCGAGAGCAAGCCTTTCTGTCATTGCCTTGGGTAGTCTTCCCCTGAACCACCCAAGAACATCTGTTTCAAACTGAGTGCCTTTGCGCTTGTTTGCGTTTGTCATAGGCCCAGCATACCAAACAAGTCTTGTGCGTTATAGCGAATAAGGTAGCGACGCGCTAAGTCATACATCTCCGGGGTTGGCTCCTTTGCTTGTTTCCAATTGCGCTTGTCCCACAGGTAATCTTTCACTCATAGCTCCAATTGTGCTGGGTGGTTTGACGATAGTTCCAGATGGACATACGCGATGCGTCTGCCCATAAAGATACATATTGCCTACCACTAGCACTATTCTTTGCAAAGCGGTTCTTAACCGCTGCAATTCGAAACTCGCCAGTGTCGGGAAGTAAAGCAACTGTAACGATCATTTCAGGCAATTGACTGATCTTGCCTTGGATGGACTTGCGACTCGGTGGCATATCCGGCTGGCCTTCACCTTCACTGGTGTGGTGCAGCAGGAATACCGCAGCTTCTGTTTCTCTAGCCATGTGGTGCATAGCCTTGGCAATTTCGCGTAGCCCTGACCATTCGTTTTCGTGCATCGATACAACGTTCATTGCATTGTCCACGATTAGAAGATGAGGATACTCTCCGTATGCTTCGGCATAGGCTTGAATGGATAGATCAATTTCATCAAGAGTAGGGGATGGAGCAAAGTCAAACCGCAAGTGAGTAATTGAATCTAACTCACTCTGGTAAAACTCTACGCCTGTTTCGGTAGCAAACGCCTCTTCAACGCTGGCCACCTTATGTCCGCTAACCATTGCGGCAGCTCGAATCGCAGTCGTGTAAGCATCAGTATCAGCGCTGATATAGAGCGTTGGTACTTTCATGTGAACGGCAAAGTGCAATGCTAATAATGATTTGCCGGCGTTGGGTGCGCCGGCAATCATCGTTAGTTGACCACGTCTAAATCTAATTCCCTCATCCTGTAGGACTTGGAATAGATCCGGAAGAATAGCGTGATCATTTGCTGACTTAGCCGCTGCTTGTGACAGCGATAGCATCAGTTAATACTTATCGGTTCCACTTAACGTCACAGGCTTGATCCTTTGGCGCGGTACAGAAGTATCCGCTCCAAGGCTTACCTGTCTTTTCGCTAACTCCTTGCTTAAGTTTCATTGGTCCATGCTTACAAGCATGCTCAGATCCAGATGGCACTTGAGCATTTGGCTGATGTTGTGGATGAGCTTGTGGTGCTGGACCTGATGTAGCCCATACTGGCTCATCGATCACAGTTGCGCCAAGTGACTTAACCGCGTAAGCGATGTTGCCCTTGTTAGTAAAGTCAGAGCCAGTGGCCAAGATCAACTGAGCCATGTCACTGATTGACTGCAACTGACCTTCAAGTTCAGCCGCGCTGTCTGCGTATAGATTAATTAAAGTTCCGTCAGCCAATTTAAAATTGACTTGGAGCTTTGTGCTTTCGTTTGCTGCCATTTCTTTCTCCTTTATTTGATTATTGCTAGTGGGTCAACGCTGTATGAAAGTTCTCCGCCAACGGCGAAACAATAGTCCCTTACTCCACATGTCGAACACGACATGCCGATATTGGGTAAAAAAATTTCGGCCTGTAATCCGCGTTCAAACTGAGAAAAAAGTTCTGTAAGAACCGGTATAGACCAACGTTCCATGCCCTCGCTTGGTTCAAGCGTGGCAGAACGAGCTGAGTAGTACGCGCCATACTGTGGGCGTATGCCATAGATCATCTCAATGCAGGATGCGTACACACCCAACTGCATTGCTGAGTCTGGCGTGGACTTGCCAGTCTTTAGATCGACAACAGTAAGTGAACCGTCAACGTTCTCAAAGACTAGATCGGCAAAGCCTTTGATCGGCACATCACCAAACATCACTTCAAATGGAAGTTCAATGCCGGGCTTACCATCCGGTGCTGTCCACACCTTCCAACCGTTGTTCTTAAACGCAAGAACAAAGTCCTCAAACATCTTAAAACCATTTGCATCCCACCACGCTTTGTCTTCCTTGTCGGGATATTCTTTGGTTGCACGACCACCACGCCGCCAGTCAACTGGGTTGGTCTTCGTGCGATGCTCGATAGCGCCAATCTCTTCTAAGAAGGCGCGGTCCCAAATCTCTTTAAGATTCAACTTTGGTTCCAATGATGATCGCTTGAGCCTTCTTTAATCCTACGATAGTGGCAGGATTAGTTTCAAGCCTAATCTCTTTCTCGATCATATCTCCTAGCGCTTTGCGCATAAGAAGTTCAGCTTCGACAAACGCCTTCTCAAAGGCTGTCTTAGTAATTATCTTTGCTCGTTTAGTTCCCATTTAGCACTCGTCATCTTCCCAAAAGTCTGCGTCAAACTCAATTGAGTCTGCCCATTTAATTGCTACATTCATAAACTTGCTGCCAATCCTGTCGGCAACGTTTCCGATGAAACGCTTGAAAGGATTAGGATGCTTGTGAACTATGTGATTCATTATGCTCCCCATTCCGGTACTGGTGCTTGTGCAAGGCTGGAACATAGCACACATTGCATGTCCAGCAGGTATAAACCAATCGTGTTGTCATCTGCAAACTTTACTTTGAGATGAAAAAAATCAGACCCACAAGGACAAGTCCGGATGGGGCCAAGAGATGTGTAATCGCTCTTCTCGCCGTGAATGGCGACCAAGCTCTTAGTTGGCTTTGGCTCTGTCATTCTCAAATGTTTCCAAGAGATAACGTTCAACTGCTGTATGGAATGATGATCCGCCTACGAACCACCATGCCGGTGCGGACTGCACTTGCAGGCCGCGTTCTAGTTGCCATGCTTTACCACATCGCAACCATGACGTGAAGGATGAAAATGATCTGTGATTAACTGTTGTCATGGGCGAAGACTATCACTGGCCGATGACATTCCGCCAATGGCTGAGAAAGACACGCCAGTGGCTTTCGATTTGACGAAAAAATTTTCCGATGGTTAGACTACGAGCGTAAGCATGGGAGCGAGTTAACTGGGCGCAAAGCGCCCCCAAGGTGCGAGCGGCTGCGCCGATAGCGAGCCAACGGAAAATGGCAAAAAAAATAAACCCCCGCCGAAGCGGGGGTCTTTAATCTTATTAAGTTTTACTTAGTTGCGGCAGCCTGTGCCTTGAAGTGGTTATAGGTTGCAGAAGCAACTGGTCCAAAGACTGCAATAAGTGCAGCCCATGCAACATGCTTTAGGTGATGGTTACCAGTCTGCCAGATAGCAACTGCTGCTACGCCAACGCTGATAATGTAATGCTCAACAAGCGCTTTGCTTATCTTCATAGTATCTCCTTAGAACTAAGCCGTTAGGCCGTTCAAAAATTGTACCATAGGGAAATTAACACCCGGGTCGGTGTGTCCGCCAGCTACTTTGTGGGCAGCGGTAATGTCGGCGTGGGTACAAAAGCCTTTGGTTTTTCCGTCTAGGATCTGCGCAGCGGTCAAGTGTGTGTTGGGTATCGAATACTTAGCCATAAGGGTCTTACAGAGGCTTGTAGCCTGTTTTAAGACCATCTGGGAGTAAGGGTTGGCCCACTGGGCTGGGGTAAATTTAGCCTGACCAGTCAATTCAATGCCAATAGATTCTAGGTTGCGCTCCCACACGTCACAGTGCCACGCAATATCCTCATCGGCTACTGACTGGGCAACTGCCGCGTTATCTACCATGTAATGGGCAGATGCTTGCGGGGTGGTAGGGCCGGCAAACCATTGAGCAAGGTGTGCAGCCTGACCCGGCAACTGCTGATTTTCTGCGCTGTGCAGAACTATGAGTCGGATCGGCTCACGTTTGCCATAACCGGGTGTGTAATTCTTTGCTTGGATTATTGCCATATCAATCTCTCTGCCAGATCGCCGGGTGTGCAGACCCAGTCTTCTTTGGAAAGGGCTATCCCGCTCTTGCGGTAGCACTCAGCCACCAACTCAGAACAGATATAACCTTCACGCTGAGATAGCCATTTGGCAAAGCGAGTATTGGCGATGACCTTTAGCCCAAGGATACGCAGGGCAATATCAAAAATGGTAAAGAAACTGTAAGGAGCGCCAACGGCAGCTCTTGCATAATCGACAATGGATAGACGCTGTGCGTCATCTAACTCTTCGTGCTGGTTCCAAGCGACATGGTCATAGTCAGTGACCTTGTTGATCTTTACGCCAGTCGGATCTGCACTAACCACTTCCCCGTTGCCAACATAGATAACGCTATGGTTCCACCGAGAAAACGTACCAAGACGAATAAGCCAACCAAAAAATCCATGAGTTTTGACACACCCGTAATCGCCAATTCTTGGATCATAGGTCCTCATGTATTTCCTCAATCAAATCCATCTCTCGTTTTTCGAGTTTAAGAATGTGGCGGATGATCTGAGCATCACGCTTGGTCTGGCCAATCATGGCAATACCGATGATCAACTCAACGGTTACGGCTAGCCATGAGGCTAGCAACTGCCAGTGGATGTAGGAGCCAGTATCTTTAAACCAATGGGGCTTAGCCCACCATGCGGCGCTTAGGCCAGTCCAGAGAAATACGAACCACCAGTTACGGATAATGCCTTGGATAGTCCACGACACTTGCTCGCTAAATGTAAGAACATCGCCAGTAGATTCATGGATGTACTTTTTTTTCCAAGGGTTAAGCATTGTGCTCCCTAATGTGTTGTTCAAACTTGCCGCCAAGTATGCCTACCTCAACCGCTATATCTTGCTGGCGCTCTACCAATGTTTCGACCATTGGGATAACCTGCTTGCGGATAGCATCATTGAGGGAACTGCCAGTATTGGGAGTTACCTCATGTTTAATATCGCGTATATCCTGAAACTCTTGTCGTAAGACATTCTGAACGCCGTGCTTGAACACGTACCAAATGCCGGTACCTGTAGCTCCAATAGTGAAGACAGCGTTATACGCGATGGTTGTTATGTCAGTGCTAGTCATGGCTACCCTTATGCGTTGACGGTACGGAACTGAACCATGCAAACGCCACCAAAACCGGAGAAGCGCTTATCTGGTGGGGACATGCGGACAAAGGAAAGAGATTCGATCACGCCTTGAACCTGCTCGCCAGTGGTAAAGTCTTGAAGAACAATTACATCGCCATTTGATTCAACTGATTCAAGGGCTGAGATGCGCTCTTTGGCGTAGCCTTCATAGCCAGTGACCATGTTGTAACGATCTTTGTCAAAGTCAAAGATCAGAACTGGTATGCCAATCTCGCGCTCACGGGCAACCGCTGGGAGCGACTTAAGTTGATAGCCATTGAGGGTTGTTGAAGATAGCCCATTGCTTGTTGGGTAGAGAGTGAACTTGAAAGCAAGCGATTCAAGAGGAATGTTTACGCCAGTTGTAATGTCTTGAGTTACGTCAAAGTCAGGCGTGATAGTAATAAGATCATTAACATTTAACGATGGATCGACTGTAGAGATTTTAATGTTGCCAGTGATCGGAGAAGTAACGCGAGCCTTGATGTACTTGAAATGTTTATCTTCAAGGGTGAGGTAACGGATCTGGCCAGTCTGGATAAAACCGTTAGAGCAAAGCGCACCGCTTGAGTTGCTGTTCTTTGGATCTGTCTGGATGTACACGCCTTGGCCGTTGATGGCAAACATCAAACGGCTAGTCTTGCCATAGACCGCAACGCTTGTTGTGGTGGCAGTTGAGCGCACACCGCTGACCAATGGTGGGCGAAGGTCGCTTGCATAGGCAACTTGGTTAGTTGCAATTTCCTTGCCAATGTCGATTTTGATTAAGCCAGATGAGTATGTGCCGTCACCGTTATCGATGTAGTTGGTAATGGTGCAGTAGGCATAACGATCATTGAAGGCAATGTCATAGACATAGCCATCGGTTCCCGATGGAGTAAGGTAGTTACCAAGAGCTGGGTTGTAGCCCTGCGTCACCAAAGTGAATGGGCCGTAGGTTACATAACCAGAAGATACAAAGCCTGACGTATCGATGGTTCCTACGCGAATACCTTTGTTGGTTCCAAAGACCATATACTTGCCAACGTATGCACCAAGGGCAAGAATAATCTCACCCTTTGGCATATCGGCAGCAGTTAGTGCCTTGTTAAGCAGTGGCACTGCGCCAGTTGTATCAAGGGAAAGACGATACACGCTGGATGAGTCTGAGCAATAGCCGGATACATAGATCGCATTTGGGCCTTCACAAATGCCAGTCCACACCCATGCTGCATTTGAGTGAGCATAGATCGGCGTTGAGTTGTTATTGGCAAGGGTAATTGTGCCAGTGGCAGAAGGGTTAAATGCCACGTTAGCGTTCTGGATGTTAAGCGCTACGTGAGTGTTGTCGCGAACGTCGATGACTTGCCATGTGCCGTTGTATGGTGAGCCTACTGAGGCTACGGTAACAAGAGAACCAATGGTAAGGTTGTGCGGTGCAGAGGTAGTCAACTCTGCCACGTTGGCTGTATAACTATTGTTGTTGGCTGTGTATGCGCCAAGGATAGTGGCGCTAACATTGAAGCTGACAATAGGGGTAATCTCAAAGAGGTAGTTGTTAATGCCAGCGATCAAGCGCTGCTTGACCCAAGCCATTTTGACCTTGGTAACGGTTCCCGTGTTGGTTGTCGGAATAGTAAATACCGATGTGCCGCTGGTTGACAGGGTCAATGGGCCTTTGTAGATGTTAGTTGCTGTGGCTACATAGTAATTGCTACCGTCCACTGCTATGTCAAGGATCGTTGACGATCCGCCCCATGTGACAGTGACGTTTGATGAGCCTTGAACCTTCTTGGTCAGCGTTGAGCCATCGGCAATAAGGGCAAAATCATTGGTGCCATCATTGCCACCCTTGACAATCAAGCCATTGCTTGATGAGGAGTAAAGCAATTCTGTATCGGGAAGCAGATCCACGCGGCCAAGGTTAAATACTTCAACACCAGCAGACTTGTTAAAGCGAAGGCTGACAGTGTCACCTTCCACTGGCTCTTCAAAACGAATACCAGCTCCGTAGTGGAATGAGGACTGGGAGCGTAGCCACCATCCTGTGAGGGTCTGCTCGCCCGGTTCTTTCTGTTGATCAATCTGCTGCTTGCGGTACTGCGCAGTTTCGCGCTTGTATGGGTACTTGTCGTTAACGGCAAAGAAGAATGGCAAGCCAGCAATGGCGCAATCATAGGTATTGGAAGTGTTGACAAACGTGTTGCTTGTATTACCGGCACTATTTGGCTGACCAATTGGATCAACGGGACGTTCTGCAATGTGCTTCTTGCCGTCGTATGCCACACCTACTCCTTAGTTTGTTCCAATAAAAAAGCCCCACCGAAGTGGGGCTGGGCACTGCTAGTTACTACGCCTTGGCGGCTTTAAGCAACGCATCAATATCGGCTTGGGTTAGTCCCAAAGCCATCAACTTTGCGTTAGTTGCAGCAAGCTGTGCTGCCTGTGCAGCATCCGCTTCGGCCTTGGCCTTTGCGTCCGCCTCAGCCTGTGCCTGCATAGCAGCCTGTGCGGCTACTTCTTCGGCTGTCATTTCGCGTTCTGTTGAGATGCCTGTTGTGCAATCAATCTCCAAGATTAAGCCCATGTTATTCTCCTTTGTTTAATAAATGTGGTGCATATAACTTTAGTATTTCTATAGCATATTCTACTTTGTCTTCAGCCCTTTGTCCGCTGGGTTGCATTTTGGACCAAAGTTCTAAATTTTTTAAACGATTATCCGCCCTATCACCATTTTTGTGATGAACATTTTCGTGACGTTTTAATCTTCTGCCAAGATGTTGACTCATAACAAGCCTATGCTGGCCAATGGTTTTCATAGGATAATCAGGATCCATAACTCTTATGTAACCATTGCTATCCACGTGCCAACCCTTTTCTATTAATTTTAATGGATCGTTATATCTTTTCCATCTAAAATAATGGGTATAGCAATAACCTTTGGCATTATGAGGATTATCACAATTTTCAATCAAACAACCAACTTCTGATCGTTTAGGCACGCCTGGTAGTTTGTTCAATGGGTTGCCTGTTCTAAGCCACCGCTTGTAGTGCATATCGCACCAACCGCGTGATTTAGAATTGCGTTGACATTCGTCAATCGCACACAAACCCATT